CTTCACGTCGAGACGTTCGTCGGTCTCGACGTGTTCGACGGTCCCTGAGTCGTCGATGGTGACCTTGGCGCGTTCACCGGACGAGAGAGTGAGCGTCTTGTTGGCAGACCGATGCTTGAGCAACGCCACACCCGGCGGCGGAATCCACAGGCCACCACTCATGCGACGAGGACCGCTGTCCGCTTGTACGGGTCGAGTTTCGTTGTCGCCCGCGGGTCAGGGCCGCCGGGGACCCGGATAGCGCCACCGAAACTGTCGAGGCCGGCGTTACCTTCCGGTGATAGGCGGGTCTTGAGATCCCGGTTGGCTTGGATGAGGCACGCCCGATGTACCGGTTTCGGAACAGCGGCCCATCCCCAGATGCCGGTGATCTCGACCCGGTTCGCCCGACCCGACACGGTGTAACGGATTGGAAACCGACGGCTAGCCACAGCCTCGACCCGAGTAAACGGGCGGCCCGTCGGACGGTCCACCGGCTGCAACTGATAATCCGACGCGGCCCACGTGGTCTCGAACGTGCCGTCACCCGACTCGTCAGTCTTGAGCGACGTGATCGACACCAAATCGTCGATGTCGAGCTTGTACCAGTGACACGCCTCGAACGTGCGGGCCACGGCGACGTCCTGCCAGAAGTGCCGGTCGCAGTACTCATCGATCCATCGGGACACCGAGTCGAGGATGTCAGCGAGCTCGACGTCGTCGATCGTGTCCGTGAGCCCGATCGACGACTTGAACTCCGGGATCGTAACGTACGGGGCGAAGGCCATGGGTCAGGGGCAGAGGATCAGACCGACAGAGAACGTGTGCGAGTTGGCATTACCGAGGTCGGCGAACACCTGGAGATGGGGTGGCACGAAATCGTTGGCGACCGTGTTCGCCGCCGCCGTGAGCCCAGGACCAACCTTGAGCACGTTCGTGGACACGGACGCGATCGCCGTCGACGTCAACAGGTTGAACGTCTTACCCGATACCGGGTCACGGCCCAAGACACTCATCGTCAACGACGCCGCGGTGACGAACGCGGTCAGGTCGGTGACCAGGATCAGGCTCCGGTACCGCTTCGTGGTGATGTTGAGATCGACGGTCTGGTCCGTGGTCCGAGCAGCGGACGGCAGGACCATATACGTGCCGATGTCGCCGACCGGGTCAGCCATCGACAGGCTCGCTCACAGCGACCGGCTCGACGACGGGCTCTTCGGGCTTGGGCTTGTTCTTGGAGCCCCGTGGACGACCCAGACGGCGTTCGGTGACACGGTGAACGTTCGCCTCGACCGTCTCGAACCACTGTTCACGGCCTTTGACCAACGGGTCATTGTCGTCGACGAGATCGCCGGCACGGACAACACGTTCGACCCCGGTCTTGCGGTCCGTGAACGCGAACGGGTCGGTGCAACGCAGTACCGCCATGAGGACGGCCCCTTCTGTAGATGGATGTCGTCGGCAGAAGGGCCGGGGTTTGTGGCCCGGGCCCTTCTGCGCACTCCGGCGGACTAGGCGGCCGAAGGCACGTCCAGGAGTCGGAAGCCGGCGTCGTTGACGCTGTCAGCCCCGACGCGGAAATAGGCGTACCAACCACGCTGACCGGAAGGCCGGTTCGTGGTCAGGTGCAGCAGGTGGGGGATGAACTCGACGGTCATCCCAATGCGGTCCGCGATGACGTAATTGCTGAAGTCACCGAAGATCAGGATGAAGTTCGACACGGCACCAGCGACGGTGACGGTGGAGTCCATGCCCTCGGCCTCAAGGGCGTTCCGGCCCAAGAGCTGCTGGGGGCGGTCGTTCCCCAACGTGGTCCACAGGCCGGCACCACCTTGGGTGTCGAACCGGCGGATCAGGTTGTAGATGGCGTTGTTCGCCAGCCACACGGCGTCAGCCCGGTAACGGGCCGGCAGGGCACCCTGGATCGTGTAGACGTCGCCGATGGCGAACGTGTCGTCCGCCGCAGCGTTGATCTCGCTGGCGGAACCGGCAAGGGCGGTGACGATCCCGAACGGCTGACCCGAACCCGTGCCGGTCGCGAACGCGGCGGCCTCCAAGCTCTCCTTGCCAAACGTGAGCAGCCGGCCGACCTCTTGGGCGACGTTCTGCTCATCGGCCAGAGCCTCGATCGAGATGGGGACGAATCCCGCACCCTTGTGGATCGCCACGGTGGGCTGCAGGAACGTCGAGGCGTCATCCGATACCTCGGATGCCTCTGCGTCCCACGAGAACACCGTTTGGCCGGCACTCACGCCGTTCCACACGTCGCCGGTGGCGACAACCTGGCGGGCCACCTGACGGATATCGTTGCGTGACCCGTCTGACGTGATGATCACGGTCGGATCGAGCTGGAACGGGACCAGGAAACCACCCGAGCCGTCCGTGAGGGACATGGCACGGGTGACAGCTTCCTGCTCATCCGGCGTGAACGAGTGCTGTTGACCGCGGGCGGCCTTGGCGAACGCTCGCAGATACGCGGGAGTCGACGTGTAGAGGGCATGTCGTGAGATGTCGCCCCGATCGTTGTCGAACTCGTCGATGATCGACGTGGCGCCTTCGCGGCGACGCTGGTTCATGCCAGGCATCGTCTCGATGGCCGACACGGCACGGGCCCGGAGCTCAGAGCCGACCTCGCCTGGGGTGCGATTGAAGGTCCGCATCTCGGAGAGATCCCACGGGTTCTTGAACCGGCGGTCCTCGATCGAGTCGGGGTCGAGGATGTCACGGTCGAGCTCGCCGTTATCGGAGCCACGCTCGATCTTGAGACCGCTGCGAGCGGAGGCTGCTTCGACACGGATCTTGACGCGCTCGGCTTCGGCTTCGCGTTCGAGCCGCTTGCGGTGCTCGTCGAGGTCACCGGACTCGGTGAACAGCTCATCCCAGTAGGTCTCGTCTTCGGGAGTCAGGCCACCGTTCTCCGACTTGGCCTTGAGACGGGTGAGTTCGTCTTGGATGTCCTTTAGGCGGTGGACCGCCTGAGTGTGTGTCATCGACACATCGGTGGGCATGGTCATCGCTCCTTGGCGATCGCGGCGGCGACCCTTGCCTTGACCCGATCGAATTCCTCTTGGAGACGTTCAGGGGTCAGAACAGGACACTGCGCTTGGATTGGAAGCGAGTGACCATCGGAAGTGCGGGATGCGGCTTCGATGGGCGGCTCAACGGTTTCAGCGGCGTCGATTTCGGCCTCTGCGTCCGGGGTGCCTTCGGCGGCCTCGGTGGGGGTGTCATCGACGTGCTGTTGTGCGGCACTTCTGATCAGAGCATAGAGGTCAAGTTGCCGCATGGCCTCTTGCTCTTCGGAACTGAATTGGTCCCAGAACTCATCGGAATCGAACCGGACCCCGCCGATGCGGGCATCCTCGTAGGCGGGGAACGCAACGACGCTGACATGGTCGAGTTTGGCTTCGACCCGTTCCACTAGCCCGGACCTGGGGATGGGGTCACGGGGCCCAGGGATGATCGGGACGAACCCGGCAGAGAACGAGTCAGCGACCCCGTCACGGATCAGGGTCAGCGCCTCGTTGCCGGCTTCGGTGTCAGACACCCGGAACTCGCCGTGTAGCCCCTTGGCGTCCTCACGGAGACTGATCGACCGGCCGATCGGCAGGTTCTTGTACTTGTCGTGGTTGACGTTCAGCTTGATCCGGTCGCCACGCTCACGGGTCGTCTTCGTGAACGCCCCCTTAACGAACACTTCGATGTACGGGCCGTCGCCGTCGTCAACCTTGGTTTCGACGCCGTAGGGCATGATGATGCCGAACACGGTTCGACCATCCGACCGGATCGACAGATCCACGTGGTTCACACGCTCAAAGGAGCGGAGTTGGTTCACGGTTGACCTCTCCGACGCGTACAAGGCCGCCAATTGGTTCTCCGCGGCATCGCGGGTTTCATGGCAGCCCTCGACCGCGCCGCCATCGTTCTTGACCACCGCGAACCCATTGCAGTCCGCGTGGTCCTCACTGATGTGCCAGGGCGTGGGGACCACCCCCTTTGATCGTCGGATCCAGCTCCGAAGGGACCGCGATCACGATCCCAGGTAACTGGCCGGTGATTACTGCGACGAAGACCTCACGCTCTTCATTCGTCATGAGGTTCCTCCGTTCGACGTGACAGCTGGCAAAGCGGACTGTGAACCGTTCGACGACCCCGTTTCGGGTGGTGGTGTCGTCCCCGGCAACTGAAGTTGCACGCTCACGAGGCCGGTGTGCTCGAGCAACGTCACGTCCCGCGCGGCTGTCGCCGCCTTGACGGTTTGGAATACGGCGCCTTCCTTGGTCAGGTTGGCGATCGTGCCGGCGTCAATAGCGAAGATTTCGGCGGCGTCTTTGGCATCCTCTTGGAGAAACGGGATGTCGTTGGCGTCGTACCAGAGCTCGGCGCCGCGGGGGACGTCAAGCACCGTCGAGAACGCCGCCGCGGCCTCCTGCCATAGATAACGCATCGTGATGTCAGCGAACCGTCGGCGAGCAGCCGCATAATTGCCCGCGTTCAAGGATGACCCCTGCATCCCCTCCGAGAACTGAGCGACCACCGCACCCACACCCGCCGCCGCTGCGATCCGTGATTCGCCGGCGCCCTGCACGACCTTGAAATCCAGTTGCTTGTTGTCGAGTCCAACCACGGTGACATCGGCGCCACCGCCCAGGTACAGGGTCTTGCCGGCGTTCTGGGGGCCATTATGGCGGCTGTCCATCTTCTCAACGAACAGATCGAACTGTTCGGGCGTGACTTCTTTCGCCAACGTCAGAGCCAGGTTGGGAGTCGCCGCATTGTCGACCTGAGAGACTTTGTGACGCGTGTACGCGGTGTCACCCAACACCTCACGCACCAGAGGGGTCAGCCACGACATGCCACGGAAGTTGGCCATCGGGTCGGGTTTAGGTGCCCAGTGGACAACCTCGCGGGGCAGCAGGACGACTGGCTGCGAATCTCGGCGGCCTTCGTCATAGTAGAAGTAGGCCTGCTTGCGGAACCCGACCTTGCCGGCACCCACCCGCACCGGTTCAAGAACGGCATCAACCCAGTCAGGTCGGAGACGCACCAGCTCGCCTTCGACCAGCGCCGCGTAGTAGTTGCCGGCCATGTCGGCGTCGAGAATTGCCTCGGCCAAGAATCCGGGTCGCTCAACAGGCCGCAATGCCGTAGTCCCGAACAGGTCGCCGGGTTTGCCGTTATTCAGTTGCCGGAACTTGAACCGGGCCTGAGCGAACACTTCGAGACGGATGGACTCGCATGTCCACACGATCCCGTTACCGCGTAGGCCATGACCGACAAACCCGACGAAGTTGTCGCCGATCGGCTCCGTCTTCGATCCCGGCTGGGTCGTCATCACCCCCAGCGGATACTGGGAGCCCTGAAACCCGAACGAACCCCACCCGAACGACTGCGACAGCCACGCGGCGTAATCGTCGGTCGTGTACCGTTTCCTGGTTTCGATCTCGGGACGCGACCGTCGGAGGCGCGGCAGTTTCATCTACTCGCCTCCTATTGCGAACTAGCGCCAGGCCGCCATCGGCACCAACGCCGCGGGGACCTCGGGCATGGTCATCGCTGCCTCCAACGCCAGCACCGCGGCGATACCGGCATCGATCTTGCGGCCGTCCTCGCCCTTCGTGAACACGTAGCGGGTGCGGCCATCCAACTCGTCCTCGACTTTGACATACGCTTTCTTGCGGACCATGGCGACGGTGTGACTCTCGAGGATCGGGTTCCCATCGTGAGTCAGTGGTCGGTCG